AAAGAATTTGAGCCTGGAACGTTTAAGTATCTAAATAATGGGGAAAGTATTACTGTCCCTGACATCGATTCGCCGGACCAGCAGTTCGACATGTTTGTAAAAAACAAGGTGCGACGTTTTGCGTCAGGCTTTGGCTGTTCGTATGAGACGCTGTCTCGCGACTTTAGCGACACAAACTACAGCAGCTCAAGGCTTAGCTTGCTTGAGGATCGTGAGCATTGGCGTGTTGTACAGAAGTATCTGATCGATAATTTTCACATGCGGGTCTATCGCGAGTGGCTGAACTTAGCTGCGTTGAGCGGTGAGTTGAATTTGCCTGATTTTGAGACAAGAAGCGATCGATATGACAATCCAAGGTGGATGCCGCGTGGCTGGAGCTGGGTTGATCCATTGAAAGAGGTAAAGGCCTACCGCGAGGCGGAACAAGCTGGGTACATGACGAAGGCGCAGATTATTGCGTATTCAGGCGGTGACTATGACGACAACGTGTCTGAGCTTGCGCGTGAACAGCAGCTTGCAGCTGATGCTGGCATCAAGCTAGATAAGGACTTAGATCTGACGGATGAGGATATGCAGCTGTCCTTGCTTGAATCAGAGGAGCCAACACCCACTCGCCGTAAGCGGAGTAAGAAGTAATGGCAAACGTAAACGGAGTCGAAATTGATCTGATGCCTAATGAAGGCATGAGAAAAGAGGCTCAGCGTTACCGGGACTGGAAAGCTGATGGTGAGGGTGGCGGCACAGATGTCGCACGGACTCGTGCCAGCCAGATTCTGAGTGGCAATGAGCTGTCAGCAGACACGGTGATTACGATGTCGGCGTGGTTTGCCCGGCATGAGGTAGATAAGCAGGGCAAGGGGTTTAGCCCTGGAGAGGAGGGTTATCCAAGTAATGGTCGCGTGGCTTGGGCTGCATGGGGCGGAGATCCGGGCAAGTCTTGGTCTGATGCTCGGGCAAAACGAATTAAAGCTGCAGAGGATCGTTCCATGTCAATCGACCATAATGACGAAGAAGTATTGAGTTCAGACATGGAGCCTGAAGTTCAACGTGCTGCGCCTGATGCGCTGAAAGTTGGAGATTATGTCTCTTGGAACAGCTCTGGAGGCAGAGCTAGGGGGCTGATCGAGAAGGTTGTTCGTGATGGCACGATCGACGTACCTGATTCGTCATTTACCATCAATGGCACGCCTGATGACCCTGCAGCACTGATCTGCGTTTATCGCGATGGTGAAAAGACTGACACCCGTGTTGGGCATCGGTTTAGCACGTTGACCAAGATCGAGCCGATCCGTTCGCTTGTTGGCGAGCGCATGAAGAGGACTGAGGCGACTGAGATCAGGACGATCGATGACCGCACCTTTGAGTTTCCGTTCAGCTCTGAGTATCCGGTGAGTCGGTATTTCGGTACAGAGGTGCTGAGTCACGATGATGACGCTCCTAACTTCATGCGTCTCAACGATGGTGCGCCTTTCTTGTTCAACCACAATCCAGACAAGGTGCTGGGGGTTGTCGAGCGTGCATGGCACGACAAGAAGAAGAAGCGTGGCTACGCAAAAATCCGCTTTTCGCGGTCTGAATTCGCTAAGCAGTACTTAGATGACGTTAAAGATGGCATTTTGCGCGGTATCTCGTTTGGTTATTCAATCGACGAAGTAGAGGAAAGAGGTGAAGGAGTGGTTGCCACTAAGTGGAGCCCGCATGAATTGTCATTAGTGTCCATTCCTGCTGACCCTACAATTGGGATTGGACGATCACTTTTATCAAAGGAGCCATCGATGCCTGAAGCCTCACAAGCTGAAGACACTACTATTGATAACGAAGCTCCTGTTGAAAAGCAGGAAGTTCGTTCAGCGGTTCTGACCGCATCTACAAACGCTCCTCTGATGGAAGATCAAACTCCAAACCTGGAGGTGATTCGGTCGGAAGCCAGCGCCGATGGCGCAAAGGCTGAAAGGGACCGCATCGCCAAAATCACTGCATACGGTGACAAGTACCGTATGCCAGACCTGGCACAAGAACTTGTTCGGGGTGAAAAAAGCCTTGACGAGGCTCGTGCTGCTTTCCTAGAAAAAATCAGCTCTAACCAAGTGGAACAACCTATTCGCTCCACCGATGTCACCGCCAACGATGTCGGCCTGTCCCAGAAAGAAGTCAAGCGCTTCAGCTTCGTGCGTGCGCTGAACTATCTGGCAAGTCCTGGCGATGCGACTGCACGTCGTGGAGCTGAATTTGAGATTGAGGTTGGCCTCGAAGCTGCTAAGCAGTATGAGCGCTCCTCAAACGGCATTGTTGTTCCCAACGAAGTTCTTCGCCGTGACTTGACCGTTGGCGTTGCTGCTGATGGCGGCAACCTTGTTGACGATGTGCTGCTGGCTGGAAGCTTCATCGAGATTCTGCGTAACAAGCTGGCGCTTGCTAACGCAGGGATGACAACGCTGACTGGCATCAACGGAAACATCTCAATTCCTCGCCAAAATTCGGCGGCCACGGCTTATTGGGTTGGCGAAAATTCTTCACCGACCGAAAGCCAGCAGGCTGTTGATCAGGTGAACCTTTCACCAAAAACTTGCGGTGCATTTGTTGACTACAGCCGTCGTCTTCTGCTGCAGTCGAGCATCGATGTTGAGTCGATGGTTCGTAATGACATCGCAGCCCAGATTGCCCTTGAGCTTGATCGCGTCGGCATCAATGGCTCTGGTTCTTCTAACCAGCCACAAGGCATCATCAACACCAGCGGAATCGGCAGCCAGTCTTTGACTGGATTCGGAACCTTTGCTGAGTACATCGGCATGGAAACTGATGTTGCTGTTGCCAACGCTGATGCTGGCAACCTGCGTTACATCATTAACGCTTCTGCTCGTGGCGCTCTGAAGAGCACTGAGAAGGCTTCTAACACCGCTCAGTTTGTCTACGAGAATGACGAGATCAACGGTTATCCCGTGACGGTCTCGAATCAGTTGGGCAACAACGACGCCCTGTTTGGCGACTTCTCCATGTTGATCATGGCGATGTGGTCCGGCCTGGATCTGACTGTTGATCCTTACGCTGGTGCAACCGCTGGCACCGTTCGCATCATCGCCCTGCAGGACGTTGATTTTGCGGTCAAGCAGCCTGGCGCGTTCTGCTTCGCAACCTGATGAAGGTTGAGATCCTAAGGGCAGTGATGATTTCCGGTGAGCCTGCGAAAGCAGGCTCCATTTTGGAGATCGATGACAGTGATGCAATGACCCTGATTGGTCTTCGCAAAGCTGTTAAGTACAAAGAGGAAGAGGCCCCCTCTTGTCCCCCTAAAAAACCAACTACTAAGAGGACCAAGCCATGAGCGTTGGAAACACCAGACGGACATTAACTGTCTTGTCTTTTGCTCCAAATGATGTTGTCACTGCAACTGGCAACAAGACAGGCGTTGACCTTCTTGATTATGAGGGTGACATCACCTTGATCTTGGATGCTGAGGCTGGTGGTTCTGGCATCACCTACGCAGTCAAGGTCCAAGATTCTGCTGACAACAGCACTTTTGCGGATGTGACTGACGCTGCCTTTACTACTACGACGGCTAACACCGCGTTAGTAGAGACTCTTATCGTCAACAGCGATGAGATTAAGCGCTATGCGCGTGTTGTTATCACGGTTGCTGGTGGCAGTGGTGCGGGCGCAGTTAGCGTCACTGGTTTAGGACGCAAGAAGTACAACTGATCACTGATCTGTGCCCCCGGACATCCGGGGGCTTTTTACTATGGCAATTTCTTTTGAAGAAGACCTTGATGCTTTTTTCGACACGCCTGGCTTTACGGTGTCTGTGGCTTCTAGCGCCGCCAGCGGAGTTGGATACTTGGATTCTCCAAGTGAGATTATTGCAGACGGAGTAATATTGACTACTGATTATAGCGTGGTTGTCAAAACTTCAACTTTCTCCACAATAAAGAATGGAGATGCAATGAATGTTGATGGTATTGATTACACGGTAAGGGAGCCAATGCTGCTCGACGACGGTAAGCTGATGCGCATAATGCTAATGAAGGACTAAGTGGACAAGCGTTCTTTCGACAACTGGCATCGTTTGAAAGAAAGTTTGGAGAGAGAGGGCAAGACAGACTCGTTCTACTACAAGCGTGCGTGTTACATCGTCCAGAATGGTCGTGATCCTGGATTGAAGATGCCAAGGCCATGACGACAAAAAGGGAAAACATCCTGGCTGCGATCAAGACAGCACTTGCCAATACCACTGGTGTCGGCACTCGGATTTATCGCAGCCGCGTTGAGCCATTGGCTAGAGCCGAGTCGCCAGCGATTGTGGTTGAGCCACTGTCTGACACGCCAGTTCAGGCCACGAGTTTGCCAACGCTGGACTGGACCTTGCGCGTAAGAATCAGCGTCATCGAGAGGGCTACGGTGCCTGATCAGGCTGCTGATGACACAATTGAAAGCCTGCATTCCAAGATGATGGCTGACTTGACCTTGGGTGGCTATGCGATTGATGTGCAGCCGGCTCAGACAAGTTTTCAGCTGCTTGAGGCCGATCAGCCTGCTGGCGTGATTTTCTGCGAGTATGAAATCAAGTACCGAACTGAGGTCAATGATCTGACGCAGTAACCTGAACCTAAGCAGTCTCTGGAATTAACATGGCAGATGAACACCGTGGTGAAGGCGGGAGCTACCTGCTGGACCCGGAAACGGGCGAGCGTACTTTAATCAAGCGCACGCTTCCACCAACACCATCACAGGAAACAACCGATGGCCCTGCTACTGCGGAAACGCCTGATCCTGCTGGAGACGGAGTCGACTTACGGGACTGATCCAACTCCAACTGGAGTAGACGCTGTCCTCGTAAGGGACCTAAATATCACGCCTCAGCAGAGTGATGCAGTCAGTCGTGATCTGATCCGTCCATACCTTGGCGCGTCTGAGCAACTGCTAGCAAACACTCGTGTTGAATGCACGTTTAGCGTTGAGCTGGCTGGTTCTGGTGCGGCTGGCACAGCGCCTAGATATGGCAAGGCCCTTAAGGCCTGTGGTCTTAGTGAAACTGTTGTTAGCAGCACTTCAGTCACTTATGCGCCAGTCAGCTCTTCTTTTGATAGCGTCACCATTCACTACAACATCGATGGTGTGCGTCACAAGGTGACTGGCGCTCGTGGGACATTTACTCTGAATGCCTCCGTTTCAGAGATTCCAACGATCGACTTCACGTTTACTGGAATCTATAACGCACCTGATGACTCTGCTTTGCCGTCAATCACTTACGGTGATCAGGCTAATCCGTTGATCTTCAAAAACGGCAATAGCACTAGCTTTCAGCTACTGTCTTATGCCGGTGCCTTGTCTAGCGTTAGCGTCGACATGGGCAATGAGATCATTTATCGGGAGTTGATCGGCGGCACTAAGGAAAGCCTGTTGACCGACCGTAGCGTCAATGGGTCTGTGACTTTAGAAGCTGTGCTGATGGCAACAAAAGACTATTTCGCTGCAGCCTTGGTTGACACAAGCCTTGGGAACCTTCAGTTCACGCATGGCACTGCCGCTGGAAACATCGTGCAGTTCACATCTACTCGTGTAGATATTGGTGATGTCTCCTATGAGGATCAAGATGGCATTGCGATGTTGGCGATTCCTTACACCTGTGTGCCAAGCACTAGTGGTAATGATGAGATGTCATTGATTTACACCTGATTGACGGCACGAGGGAGCCTTTGCAGGCTCCCTTTTTTTGTGTAAGCTGAACCAGCTTATGCATTTATTTCGTGGCTTTTGTTCGTAAAAAGGTTTCTACCGTTAAATGGCCTGTAAAAGTTGAAGAGCCAGCAGACGGCGGCACCTTTGACACCTCAACGTTTACTGCAGTGTTCAAGCGCTTGCCTCGCTCAAAATTTGAGAAGCTAGCTGATCGCGGTGAACTGGACCTTCTTCAGGCAATCATGGTGGGCTGGGAGGAAATCCAGGATGAAACTGGTAAGGCCGTGACTTTTACGCAAGCAGCACTGAAAGAGTTTGCTGATGACCCTTACTGGATTCGCGGTGTTTTGAATGCTTATACAGAAACTTACAAAGGGGGTGAGCTGGGAAACTAGAGGCTGTCGCCGAGTACTGGGCGACAGGGGGTACAAAAATTGAAGATAGTAGTGACCTTGATGCGGCTGCGTTTGGCTTGAAGCCGCATGTTAAGAAACAAGTCGAAGAAGAGCACTGTGAGGTGTGGGAAGAGAATTGGGAGGCATTGATGATGTTCCTGCGGGTGCAAACGCAATGGCAAGTATCAATGGCTGGGTATATCGGATTGAAATACGAGGTACTGCTAGGTTCCGGTGGCTTGTTTGACCTTTACAATGTGGAAGATCGTCGCGACATGCTCGAACGCCTTCAAGTCTTGGAGGCGGCGGCTCTGACCCACCTGCGGAAGTCCTCTAATGGCAAAGCTTGAGCCGATTGTCATAAACCTTGAGCTTAAAGATGCGCAAGGCACTCAGAGCTTAGTCAATAAACTAAAGTCGTCTTTTACTGGCCTCGCAAAAGAGCTTTCAGGTGATACATCTAGTGCGATAAAAGCGATTAAGGCTGAGCTGGACAAGGCAGGGAAACAAACCAGGACTAGCACAAGCGCAATAAAAGCACAAATAACTGCTTTAAAAGGGTTGCAAGGAGAGGCGCAGATTGGAGGAAAGGTTTATAAAGAGTTAGCAACGGAAATATCAGGGCTTGAGAGAAAGCTGAAGCTATTTGTTGAAACTTCTTCTGCGTCTAACGAGGCTAGAAAGCGTGAGATTAGGACTCGCATAAATAACTTGCGAAAGATTAAGCAAGAGAAGGAAGCAATTGAAGCAAAAAATCAAGCCGTAAGAGATGAAATCGCTATACAAAAATCAATAGCAAGGCAGCAAAGAAAACGGCCGACGGTTCCAACGGGAGCTTCGTCATCAATAACGGAAATTAGCGGCCTTTACCAGGGCATTCGTGAAATTAGCATGTCGCGTTTTAATAAAGATATTGACATGATGGGTAATAGCTACCAGCAGGTGGCTCAAGACATTCGTGCTGCTACACGAGCTTCTAATAACAGCATAAATAGCCTGCAAGCACAGGCTGCTAGCTGGAAGCGTATAAGAAATAATCTTGATCCAGCAAGCGCTGCATATCGCGAGGCGACTAGAGAGATTGACGCAGTTAACCGCAAGCTTGATAAAGCGCAAGGCAGGCCGCGCGGTGGCTATGGGCAAGGTGCCAGAGCCACGCAGATAGCTGGTGCTGTTATTTCAGGCGGTATTTTTGGCGGCCCTGAGGGCGCGTTAGGTGGTCTTGGCGGTGCAGCATTAGGTGGTGTTAGTGGTGCATTTGCTGGTGCAGCGATTGGTGCGCAGGTTGGTGGATTCCGCCAAGCGCTTGGGGGCACGGCTGAGTATGCAAGTCAAATTGAAAAATTAAAAATTGCGCTGCGTGGCGTAACAAAAGACCAAGAAGATTTTACTTCTGCTATTGAAACCGCAACTAACGCAACACGTACTTTAAATATTCCTCAGGAGCAAGCAATTAGAGGTATTACAAGGTTAACTGCTGCAGTTGTTGGCTCTAATGGTCCTGTTGCAGATGCAGAGATTACTTTCCGCAATGTTGCTGCAGCAGTTAAAGCGACTGGAGGCAACGCGCAAGATATTCAAGGTGCAATAACGGCCATGGTGCAGACGTTCTCGAAGGGAAAAGTTAGTGCAGAAGAAATTTCTAATCAGCTCGCGGAACGGCTTCCAGGTGCCGTAACAACGTTTGCTAGAGCAAACAATATGACGACAGTTGAGCTGCAGAAAGCATTTAAAGCAGGCACTGTTGGCTTGAACGAGTTGATGGAATTTGTCCGTGAGCTTGGACGCATGTACGGCGGCACCGCAAGCGATATAGCAAATTCAACAGCTGATGCAGGCGCTCGCTTGACGGTAGCAATTGATGAAATGAGACTTCAAGTTGGCGAGGCATTGCTTGAAACAGGTTCTAACTTTCAAGATGCATTTAGTGAGTTTATTAGTGATATTACTCCTGCTGTTGTTGACGCAACTAAAAAGCTTGTTGATGTCTTGACAGTCCTTGGAAAAAATATTGACAAGATTCTCGCTGTGCTTGCTGGCGCAGTTAGTGGCGGAGCAATTGCAGGGGTTGTCACTGGAATACTTGCATTGAAAAAAGCAATTATTAATGCCGGCGGAGCAGTTAAATTACTTACTTTAGCAATGTCAAGCAATCCTTTGTTCTTAGGGATAGCTGCTGGAGCGCTGGTTGTAGGCGGCATATATGCAATCACGGAAGCGTTAAAAGATCAAACAAATGAAGTCGATCGGTTGAATGAAAAGCTGCTTACTAATGCACGCCTGCCAGCTGCTGGTTCTAAGCAGGCTGTAGCGGAGTATCGCGCTGCGCGTGATCGCCGTCAGACGTTGATGAATGAACGTAGGCAGCTTATGAAAAAGATCCCAGAGGCTGGAGTAGCTGGCGCTCCTGGAGAAGGTAGAAGTGCTGCAAAAGCAAGAGAAGACATTCAAAATGACATAAACGAAGTTGCAAGACTTGGTCGTGAAATTGATCGTCTAACAAAAAGAATGGAGACGCGAAAGCCTCTCGTCGCAACACAAACAGAAAAAGATCGCTTGGCTGGAAAACATGACTATGGGCTTACTAAGCCAGAGGGGGGAGGCGCCGACAAGACCTTTGCTAGTGCTCTTAAGCAAGCTCAAGGGCTTGAGCTGCGCACAGCAAAAACTTTAGAGCTTGCAAGGGCTCAAGGCGAAATTGGTAGAGTGTTGGCGCAGCAAGCAAATGCGCGTAAAACATTAGAAGCACAAATTGGAGCTATTCTTAAAAAGAATAGTGATCAAAAGGTCATAGACGCGACTACTGCGGCAGAATCAAACCTAAAAGAAGCACAGCGCTTGCAGCTTAATCAACAGATAGAGGCGATTATTGAACGATCACAAGAGCCGTTGCAGTCAGTCATTGACGGCATAAATCAAAAGTTGAAAAGCGAACGTGAATATGCTGCGTTAATAAAGACTGGAGTGAACCCTGAGATAGCACAGCAAGTTGTGCAGATCAACAGAGTTTATGATGCCTCACTAAAAAATCTAGAGCTAAAGATTCAAGAGCTTGAACTCTTGAAGTCTGAAGGTCTTTTAAGAGGAGAAGCGGTTAAACTGCTAGACAGATTAATTCAACAGCGCAAAGAACTAAGAGGCAAAAAAGAAGAAGCCACGACGCTGGCTTTGGGGATGCCAGCCAAGGAAAACACTAAGCTCAAGGACTTTATTAAGCAGTCAAAAGATCAGCTGAAAGATCTGCAACAAGTCGCTGTAAACGTTTCACAGGGCATTGGCAATGCTGTCGGTAATTCATTAGCAAGCGGTATTGAGGGCCTTGTAGCTGGCACTGCTAAGGCAAAAGAAGTATTTGCAAATTTCTTGAAAGATGTTGGCAGGGTCTTGATTCAAGAAGGCGCCAAGATGATCGCCACCTATATCGCGATTGGTGTTGCGAAGGCATTTGCTGGCCTTCTTGGTGGTGGTGGTGGCAGTAAACCTGATATTCACGGAGCGAATGTAACTGAGGTGCTTAGTGCTGGCGATTTATACAGCCCAAGCAGTAGTGTGTTTGCAAGCCCAATGGCAAACGGTGGCCCAGCTCAAGCTGGTCGTCCTTATGTGGTTGGCGAGCGCGGTCCTGAGTTGTTTGTGCCGGGTGCAACCGGCCGGATTGACACCAATCGCGACTTGTCTCAGATGATGGGTCGTTCACCTGTTGCTTCTTCTAGCCCGTCAATGAATTTTACGTTTGAAACAACTACCATTGGTGAAACTGAGTTTGTAAGCCGTGAGCAGCTTGAGGATGCCATGTCGATGACACGGCGACAGGCTGCTGCTGATGGTGCAAAGCGAGGAATGGGCATGACACTAGATAAGATACAAAATAGTCCACGTACTCGTTCTCGTATTGGTATCCGCTGATGTCTGAACAGTTTCCAAATATTGTGCCATCGTCAAGAAAATTTACGATGGGCGACTATCCAAGCGTGACTTATCGGTCTCTGTCTGGAACTATCTTTAAACGCAGTTTTGGCAATAAGCAGACTGGATACAGCCTTGATCTTGTGTTTAAAAATATAGGGGACGATTCTCAGCTTAAAAATGATTCTGGTACGCTGCAAACTTTAATGAGGCACTACAATGCCGTTGATGGCACTCTTGAGTCTTTTAGCTTGCCCAGAAAAGTTTTTTCAGGAATGATGAAGCTTGACCCTTCAATCGATAGCAGCACGATTGCAAGCAACAAAGACAATTTAATAAAAGAAATTATTCCTCGCTCTGGCACTGACATTCGGTGGAGGTACGCTGCACCGCCGCAGGTAACAAGCGTTAAATTTGGCATTAGCACTGTCACAATTAAGCTGACAGGGGAGTTGCAGGCATGAGCGTCAATGAGTTGCGCGTTTGTCAGTTCTTTGATCTAACTGTTCAAACGCGTGTTGAGCCCTACAGATTTCAGAACTACTTTGTAGGCACTACAAATTCCGACCTTGGCGTGACTTATAAGTTTGCGCCTTTTCAAGTGCAAGGCAGTGTTTCCAGCTTAGGTGGTGATAACGATCAAATACAGGTTTTATTCCCTGCAATCGAATATGCTTTGAAACTTGTAGCGCAAGGCGATGGCAACAGAAAGAGCACACTCAACCTGAAGACGAGGTTTGTGACGCCTGAAGGAAGGCTTTCTTCTGGAGGCCCAGAAGAGAATTATATCGGTCTTGGTGCCACTTTCAATGCAGACACGATTGAACTTCGCTTCAGCTCATCGCTAGACGCTGCATTTTCAGGATTCCCGTCAAGGCAGTTGACTGAAGACAATGTTGGCGTGCTGCCACTTGACTCGTTTATCTCGCTCCGATGAACGATCTGATCGGGTTGAAGTATTGCTGGGGTGCTCGTCCATTAGACGGCAGTGGAAAGACTGACTGCTTTCAGTTGGTTTGCGAAATACGAAGCAGGTTGGGGCTGTCTGATTACACAGAAAGCTTTGCGTGGGCCTACTGGCTTTACAGCCCTGAGACATTGAAGCCAACCCATGTAGCTCGATGGTTACTGAAGAGTGGAAAACGAATTAAGATGCCAACAGATGGTGCTGTGGCTTTGATTGCGCGTTCCAAAAGGCCGGCACTTGGTAGTGTGGTTGATGACCGTTTGATTTTCATTGCACCTGGCGAGTCTGTTGTCAGCTTGCCGCTTGGTCGAGTCAAGGCGTATTACTTCTGGGTTGATTGATGGATCGCAAGCTTCTTCCTTATGAATATCAACTGATCGAGGCGCTTGGCGTCACGAAGGAAGAGTATCTGCGGTTTATTGCGATCCAGCGCACATATGCGGATAGCAAGGTTGGCACGATTTTTGATATACGTTGCGACCCTGCCACCCAAGCAGGAGTTGCACTTGCCCTAACAATTATTGGCACGCTGTTCCAAGTAGGCGCTGCGTTACTGGCGCCAAAGCCGCAGCTACCGGATCAAGATGGCCAACAGCGTCAGCCAAGGAACAAGCGTTTAGCGCCACGGTTTGGCTTCAACTCTTCACTTGAGCTTGCAAGCTATGGCGATCCGGTCAGCCTTGTCTATACCAACACTTCTATGAATGGAGCTGGCGGTGTTCGCGTCAATGGGTCTTTGGTTTGGTCTGCGGTTGAAACGCTTGGCGGCAACCATTTTGCACAACTACTTGTAGTTCTTGGCGCCGGCAACATTCGTCAGATCGATGCTGATAGGACTGCATTGGGTCAACTGCCTTTGAGCAGTTATCAAAAAGCTCGCAGATTTTTGTTTTTTAACAACACTTCCTCTGGCCTTTTAACTTATGGAGATAGCACTGAGGGTTTTAACAATATTAAAGAATCGCATCCTGTCTTGCAGAACAGGTCGGTTGGCACAGAAAAAGCTATCAATCTAATCAACAGCCAAGGCAATATGATTAATGGATATAGTCAAACATTTTCCCCGTCATCGTTTTCCAGGTTCGGAGCGTATGATCCAATTCCCATTAATGTTCAGGTCATTTCAAGAAACAGTAAAGGCATAGAAAAAGCTGCAAACGGGACAGACGATAAGATATTGATTGGCAATTCAGACACTGGAGGGTATGGAAACATAGCTGCTGCTGACAATACTTTTAATCTTAAAATTCCTAATATCTCTTTGCAAGAAACTGAGCCTCACGAGGTTCTAGCGGATGAAATAAAGCAAACGGCTGCGGACTCTTTGGATATGTCTGCCTCTTACATGCTTGGTACGGCTAAATACAGGTTGAAAAGTGTCAATGGCAATCCACTTGATATTTCAGAATCAGGAGTTACTGCAACATTTGAGTGCATCGAGTCCGGCAAAAGACCAACAACTGAATACTCGTTAACAAAGCCTTACTCTTTTGCAGAGTTTACTGATTCAGTTAGAGATAACATTAATGATGTTATAGAAGATTTGTCTGATGAAAATTCAGGCAAGAACAGTATCAGCAAGAGTATAAAGCTTTCACTTAGCAAAACACTTGCCAACGCGCTTCAAGATCAGTTTGGCAGTGACGCTATCAAAACAGTTGATTTTGGAGACGAGGCAATTGAGCTTGATTGGACTCAAAGAATAATTAATCACAAGGATACAGAGCTTCTTGTTTCTTTAAATGAAATACAAAGAGCCGGAACGCTAACCGCCGACAATTTAAAGACAGCCTTCGATGCCGACAAGAGTGCATCTGGCTTCAACGCGCTAAAAATTTACACTAATGTCAACAAGACTAAAAATAACTTTTTAGATAAAAATGGTGAGGTGTCTAAGCTGGTTCGCCAAGGCTCAATAGGTCATACCATTCGACAGGGAAGAAATGTACGAAAACTGGAAATGGAAACAAGTCTTACAAAGGATGCTATACATAAAATCAAAAGACGCATAAATAAAGCGATTGTACAGATTAACAATGGTGATTTTGACAACATCGTAGATGTCGCTCAAGGATCACCCGCAAAGGACATGACATGGGAACAGTATGTTACTGGAGATGTAGACGATGAAGAGAAAGTTCTTCGTCAAGGCAGGTATAAAGAAGGAACCAAAACATATCAAGATTTTTCTGATAAAATCCAAACATTAGAAGATAAGTTGGAGGACTTGATAACTGGCGCAAAGCCAGGCGAGGCTAAGGTTATTGAATTGAACAGCAGAAAAAATGATGGAGATAATGATAACGTTTTTAGTACAGGCAGGCGTGATAGGGGCAAGAATATTGTGCTCACAATGAGAGGCTCTAAAAAGTTAGGGCAGTTTTTAGAAAATGGAGGTCATATTAGCGATTGGAATTACGCTGGCGTTAATGCAAGAAGCAAAACAGAGACACAAAGAGAAACAGCAAAAGCTCTAAGAGATACAGCAGATGTTTCGCCTGCAGGCACAGAAAAACGCCTGTCTAACGTACAGCGCAAGATTACAAACCAAAAACGCAAGCAAGAAAATTTTCTAAAAAGAGGCTTAGCATATATCAGGGAGTGGCATATTGATCGCCTTGAAAACGGCCGCAAAGAAGGCGAAAAAAGAAACCCTAATCAACCTATGCTTTTTAGCGGGCCAGGCTCGGAAGCTGGAGTAAAAAAGCTCAACAGGAAGTATCCTTTCTCCCTTGCAGAAGCAGATATCTTTTTGGATCATATGAGAGAAAACTCAACAGAAGACCTAGATGGAGGCTTGGTCATTGATAATGCCTTAGATGCGCTTGAGGCGGAAAAAAGAGAAACTGTTGAACAGCTTAATTATTTGATTAGCAATTGGGAGCGACTTGCTAAAGACATTGACCCAAAAACATCAGACAACAACTTCTTTACAAAATGCTTGTCGAAGATTGAGGTTGGATTGTACAGCACTGTATCTAGCTGCGATTTTGTTGGGTTCAGCTTGAAGACAGCAGTTTTCAGAAAAATTTCAGGTCGCCAAGGAAAATATGGCAGCGACAAAGTAAAAGAAGTCAAGGGCTCTGAGATTAAAAAGCCTCATACTGATTCAGATAATGGCATTAAACATCGGATTGCTTTTTTCAAGGTTGGCTGTCGCCCTGTCTCAACAGTCTCTGATGTTGCATTTGAATATGCTCCAGTGATCTTTGCGATAAGAAGAGCCACTTCTGCCGCCCAATACGCGCATTTAACATTTAAGGCCAATAGCACGGCTAAGTACGAATTTAAGTTTGAGCCAGTTGTTGACTTTGCCGCAGAAATAGCTGACAGTGGTCAAACACACATTGGTTACATAGAAAATGAGATGGAGGGCACTCCCTCTAAGCCTTTGACCACTCCGGCAACGGTAAGCGCAGGTTTCTTTTTCTGGCACGGCAGGGAGTACAGGACAACTCCCAACGGGCTTGCTAAGGGCCTTAGGGAGACCAGGCCGCTACTGACTAATGAATGGGACATGTTCTCCGCAAGAGGAGACACAAGGATTGATTTCAGCTTTGAAAATGGTCCTGAATTTGAAATTGTAAGCGTAACTGAGCAGCAGAAGGAAGCCAATAACAAAAAATTCAATGATCTTTATGGGGATTTAAGTATGATGGGAGTTCATCTTTATGCAGGCAGAAACGTTCAAGACATAAGATCAGTCAGCGCTTTTGTTACGAAAGGCAAGAACTGTCACCAAATCAATGATAACGGGACTATAACTGTAAATCAAAATAGCTCTTCATATGCACCTGACATTTTTCTAGATACCATCCTTGATCAAAAAAATGGTGTAGCTAGATATTTGCCTACAAGTCCAGCTGATGCCGAAAGTTTATTGAATGCCAAGCAGTTTTGTAAAAACAACGGCCTTGATGGCGGTACTACATTATTTATGGATGGAGTTATTGCTGAAGCAAGTTCATGGAGAGAATTTTGGATTGAAAATGCTCCATTCAGCCTGCTGGAACTCGCTCGTAAAAATGGAAAAGACACTTTGGTCCCCGCTCTGCCTGTCAATAAAGATGGAAGGGCTGCAAATAGAGATGGTACTCCTGTTGAGCTAAAAATTAACGCCTTATTTACCCCAGCTAATATATTAGAAGGATCTTACAAGGAAGAGTTCCTTGATTATGGAGTTGGCACTCAGGATTTAGCTGTAACTGTTTTGTACCGCGAAACTGGTGAAAACTCTATCTTCAGCTCAACGCGGGCAGTTAATGTTAAGTTGAGCGACGCGCTTGATGAAGTAGATATTGTGAGACAAACCGTAGACGCTAGTCAATTTGTAACTCAGCGCAGTCAAGCTATTTTGATTGGCAAGTTGCTTTGTAATCAACGGCGTCATATCAGGAGAGGCATTGAGTTTCAAACCTTTCCTTCTGAAGCAGCAATTGAGCCTGGATCATTTATTTACGTCGACATTGGTCTAGAAGAGTGGGACAAATACACGACCGGCAGCGTCCTGGCTAATTCTGTGCTGAATTTCCCGTTGAATGTTGAGCCAAAAAATGACACCTACACCATTTTGTTGTACAAGTCTGAGACTGGCCAAACTGCTACGGAAAGCAAGGCTGTCACAACAAGCAATGGCGTTACCACTGCAGTTGGTCTTGACAGCAAGTATGAGGGCTATGTTTTCGTCATGGGCAAGGCAAAGCCAAGCAAGCGCGTGTTTCGCGTTACCGAAGTTGCTTTAGAAGAGGGTGGAGAGGTTAGCGTGAAAGCCATCGAATACCCCTGTAGCGAGGCCAATGGCGTGTTGACTGCGCTTATCGCGGACTTCCGTGACACACATTTTACGATAAGCTAGAATTTGAGCAACGTAGCTAGCTCCTTCAGACCATGTCAGGCACTTTTTATACGGGCAGGACAGGCAAGCTAAGGATTGCAAGCAGAATTATGGCAAAAATTCGGGACTGGTCTATCGAAACAACTGTTGAGTTAATTTCTACAAACACGATTGATAGCAGGTTCAATTCGTTCGTGCCAGGCGTGGCTGGTGCAACCGGAAGCGCGACTGTGATGTACTACAGGGACACTGCCAATACTGACAAGCAAGACTTCACGCATTTTATAAGCAACATTATGACAACAAGCGATAGCGGAGTGACCACCAGTGATCTTATTGACCTTGAGCTTAGAGTTGACAATACCCCCACTACCGGCAATACGGACATTATTAAATGCAAAGGCTACATAACATCTATGGGGATACAAGTGTCGACTGGTGAAGTTACTACTATACCTATTTCATTCACCGTAAGCGAGACTAGCGGCAAGCTATTTACAGAGGTCCCTAGCTAGGTCTAATGACTTTTTACCTCGGTAATTACGGCAACATACGTTTGCGCCGAGGCACTGATCCGGTCCTTGGGTCAATTTCTTCTGTAATTGAGATAGACGACGTAAGCACTGTCTTAAATCGTGTTGGTTTTGAAAGTGGCTATGAAAACCTGTTAACAGGTGACAGGGTTGACCTGACAACTGCAGACAGCAGGGGTTTGGCTTTTATACCTGCCAGTAACTGGTCTGTCAATCAAATACAAGATACATTTAGCTGCTTTATTCATGTCAATGAAGTTGGAGGCTTGAGGCTGTACCCAACCTTTGAGGATGCAATCAATAACACTCGATCTAATGAAATCGCCCTCCAGCTATTCACTGGGGCCGCTTTGAATATAAAGGCAACAATTAGGGACATTAAATTCAACTTGCTTGGCATGGTTTCGCAGTTTGAATTTAATGCAAGCAGGGATGCAATCGAGGTTACTACTTTGTCTGATAAATACAAAAAGCAGTATGACGCCGGACTTCTTAGCGGCAGCGGCAGGATCGAGTGCGCGTTTAACTACGCCTCGACAGGCATTGAAGAAGCTCCACTGCTTTTGCTGCAAATTATCCAGCGCCTTGATATTGGCAGTGCGTTTGACCTAGCGCTTTACCTGACCGACAAGGCTGTTGACCCTAGCCTGCAAAACTTGTTCTATCTATTGACTGCTGTACCGACTAACACTGGAATCTCACTGCGTTCTGGCGAAATCATCACTTGCACTATTGACTTCGTCACAACAGGAGAGACTCGCTTGATCTTTGGCGTTCCATCGGATTATCTGCTCAAACAAGACGATGACCGCATCAGGACTGAAGACACCGCAACTATCGACTTTCTTCTTAAGGAGGTTACCGATTAAACTGAGGCCACATGTCTGTGTCGCAGGAGCCGAGCCTTGGCTGATCAACGCATATCAGAGCTAAATGAGCTGAGCAAGGCTGGTGTTGCGGCTGTTGACGTACTGGCAATCGTCGACATCAGCGGCAATGAAACAAAAAAGGTCACTGTCACAAGCCTGATTGAAAGTGGCTTTGACATTACGTCTGGCTCTTACGTCATCGCTGATGGCATCATTGACTTATCAAAACTTAATCAAAGTAGTACCACCAAGCTAGGCACTGCGTCTTTAGCCGATGACGCTGTCACCTATGCCAAGATCCAGAACGTAACAACAACTGATCGACTGCTAGGCAGAAGCACTGCAGGTGCTGGCGTTGTCGAAGAGATTGTTTGTACTGCTGCTGGTCGCGCTCTTCTTGACGATGCAAATGCAGCTGCTCAGCGAACGACGCTTGGGATTGACACCAATGATGCAGTCACGTTTGGCACAGTCACAGCCAATCTGAGCAGTACAAGTGCAACCATTACTGGCGGCACGATCACTGGCATCACTGATCTGGCAGTCGCTGATGGCGGCACTGGCAGCAGTACAGCCGCTGGGGCTAGGACGAATCTAGGTCTTGCCATCGGCACAAATGTTCAAGCCTTTGATCAAGGGCTCCAGAGCATCTCGGCCCTGACGACCGCTGCAAACCAAAGTATTTACTTAACGGCAGCTGATACCTACGCCTCTTATAGCCTTACAGCTGCAGGACGTGCGTTACTTGATGACGCGGACGCTGCAGCGCAACGTACAACGCTTGGATTAGGCAGCATTGCTGTCTTAAACACTGTCACTTCCTCGACAGTCACAAGCCTTTTGGCTAGCGGCGCGATTCAAGCTACGCAGCTGGCTTCTGATTCCGTCACGACAGCAAAGGTCACCAATGCAAATATTACATACGCAAAAATCCAAAATGTAAGCGCAACTGACAAGATTCTTGGCCGTTCAACAGCAGGCGCTGGATCAGTTGAGGAAATCACATGCACTGCTGCTGGTCGAGCGCTTTTAGATGACGCTAATGCCGCTGCTCAACGGACGACCTTAGGTCTTGGCAGTATTGCAGTCTTAAATACTGTTACCTCATCTACTGTTACAAGTTTGCTGGCTAATGGTGCTGTGCTAGCAGCTCAGCTGGCGTCTAATTCCGTAACGACAGCAAAGCTATTAAATTCAAATGTTACTTATGCAAAAATTCAAAATGTAAGTGCTACTGATAAAATTCTTGGCCGTGCCTCTACCGGCGCTGGTGTTGTTGAAGAGATATCTTGCACAGCTGCAGGGCGAGCACTTCTAGATGATGCTGATGCTGCAGCTCAGCGCACAACACTGGGCTTGGGGACATTAGCAACTCAAAGCGGCACATTCAGTGGTACGCATTCCGGCACATCGTCTGGCACTAACACTGGCGATCAAACGATCACTCTTACAGGCGCTGTTACTGGCACTGGGACTGGAACGTTTGCAACGACGCTAGCTAGCGGCATTGTCACCTCAGCAAATATTGCGGCTGACGCTGTTACTTACGCGCAACTGCAAGACACCACCACAACAGACGTTGTTCTGGGTCGGAGCACAGCGGGTGGAGGAACAATTGAGCAAATTGCTTGCACGGCCGCAGGTCGAGACCTAATTGCTGATGCAACAACTGCTGATCAAAGAACAACTCTTGGCCTTGGCCCTCTTTCCATTGCTACTGGTACTTGGACCAATGGCTCATCTTTTGCTGGCACTAGCTCAGGAACAAATACAGGCGATCAAACTATTACACTTACCGGCGCTGTCACAGGCAGTGGTACAGGCTCTTTTGCAACTACTCTTGCCTCAGACATCGTTGCTGCTGGAAACATTCAGGCAAGCGCTGTCACTACAGCCAAAATCAATGACAATGCCGTAACTGATGCGAAGTTAGCCGATCAATCTACTTGTGTTGTTTCCAATGCCGCTCCTACAGGCACTGGAGCGTTTGCAGGTCAAGCATGGTTTAACACAGGAACCAGCTTGGCATATAGATATACGGGCAATGCTTGGGTACAGGAATCTGGCATTCAATCTATTACGATTACTGACTCAACACCATTGTCAGTTGTTGTAAACAATCCTGACGCATTTACCGCAAATCTTACTTTAACGCTTGATACGCAAACTGCAAATACAGTATTTGTAGGACCTGCTTCTGGGTCTGATGCGGCACCGACATTTAGGGCATTGTTGCCTGCAGATTTACCTGACGCAACTTCTAGTGCCAAGGGCATTATTCAGCCTGGCACTGGGCTTGCGATTAGCAGCGGCACTCTCAATCACAGCAATACTGTCACAGCTGCAACGACAAGTGGCATTACATTTGACGCTCAGGGTCATATCACATCAACAACTGCTTTAGTACCTGCAGATATCCCAGACCTTGACGCGGCAAAAGTCACTACTGGTACTTTGCCTACTGCTCGGATTGCTGATGATGCTGTCACAGGATCAAAGCTTGCAAATTATTCGATTGCAAAGATTGGAGAAACATTTCCTACTCCTGATTTTGTCGGACAGCTGTTCTTTAACCCCGTCAGCAAGAACTTCTTCATGCATGACGGAAACGTTTTCCAAAGTATTGGTATTTCGGCTGGTGCGATTGAACTGGCAGGTACATATGACGCAAGCACGAATCAGGTTGCATCTGTTACTGACGCAGGTTCTGCAATTGGCTTGACAGTTGGCGATCCACTAGCCGCTGCAAGTTCTTCTAACTCTAACTATTACTTGGTGGTTAGCATTGGCGGAACAGGCACAAGCCCCGCGCCAACCGTCACACTTGCTCCGCCTGATTTGCTTCTGTCAAATGGCGATAACTGGCTAGAGATCGACGTATCAACCAACTTCTCTACTCAAACAGCCAATAACATCACATTTAGTCCTGCGGGATTAATTGCATCTACAAACGTTCAAGGTGCTATTGAGGAATTAAGCAACGAGACGGGCAACGCTGACAGGTTGAGCAGCGGTACTGTTGATGTTGATCATGGCGGCACAAATATTGCCAGCTATACAAAAGGTGACTTACTCGCTGCTTCTGCCGCTACAACTCTTACCAAGCTAGGTGTTGGCACAAACGGTTTCATTCTTAGCGCTAACAGCAGCACAACAACTGGCCTTGAGTGGATTGCAAATCAAGTCGGTACTGTCACTAGCGTCTCGGTTACTGCACCGCTTGGTGTTACAAATGGTACGACGACACCTGCACTGACGGTTAGCACTGGCAGCACAAGTGCTGTTGGTGTTCTGCAGCTGACTGATGGTGTCGCGTCATCGAGTACGGCAACTGCTGCAACACCAAATGGCGTTAAGACCGCTTATGACTTGGCTGCTCTGGCAATGCCAAAAGCTGGTGGAGTGTTTACAGGTCAGGTGTTGATTGGTAACACCGGTAGCCTTGTGTTCGAGGGTCCAACGAGCGATGCATTTGAAACGTTCTTGTCTGTTCAAGACCCAACTCAAGATCGAGCAATTGCGTTGCCAGACTTGTCAGGCACTGTGGCATTGACCTCGCAGCTGGATGACGGTAGCTACTAGGTTTTGTAAGATGGCAAGGTAACTTCCGGCCCCTTTGGGGCGTTAAGGATGGCCATCCAGAATCTTCGTAGCTCACAGGCGCATCGCCGTGCAATCCCGTCGCTGCTTAGTGCAGGGCAGATTTGCATCAACACAAACGAAGCTTCTCCAGGGCTGTTCTTCAAGGATTCAAACGGAGACCTAGTCAAGGTTGGCCCAGTTCATATTGGTACGTCTGCGCCTAACTCATCGCCTGACAGCCTAGGCGCTGGATCACTGGTGACTGGAACTGTTTATCAAATTCTGACCTTAGGAACCAGTGATTTTACGGCTGTTGGCGCAAGTGCCAATACAGTTGGCACGATTTTTACTGCTACTGGCACTACGACTGGTACTGGTACTGTCAGCACAGGTGTGCAGGGTAATGAGAAAGGTGAACAGTGGCTTGATACGACTAGTGGATATGACCTGAAGATTTACGACGGCAGTGCATGGCGCAGTCAAGCTGGTGAGTTCGTGAACGTCACTGGCGACAACATGACTGGTGCGCTTGGTGTTGTTGCAGGCACTGCATCTGCACCTGGCGTATTTTTTAGCGGCGATACAAATACAGGATTGCTAGCACCTGCAGCAGATTCTGTTGCGATTACGACCGGTGGTACGCAGCGGATGCGCATCGAAAGTTCTGGCTATGCCAAGTTTAACTCAGGATTTGTATTTGTTCAGAGCAGTGCAAGCGGATCAAGCGACTCTGACGGTTTAGCTTTAATTTCTGATACAAATGCAGATGCTTATGTGTGGAATTACGAGAACACAACTCTGCGTTTCGGTACTAACGCCACCGAGCGGATGCGCATCGACTCCAGCGGCAGGCTCTTAGTTAACACGACAACTGAAGGTCATTCGGATGCTGACAATCTAACTATTGCTGATAGTTCAAAAGCTGGCATCACCATTAGGAATACAATTACAACCGGTGATGGCGCTATTTTCTTTAGTGATGCAACGTCTGGTACTGCAGAATATGCCGGATATATTGAATATGGTCACAGTACTAATCACCTAAGATTTGCAACTGCTTCGGTCGAGCAGATGCGAATCGACAGCTCTGGAAATGTTGGGATTGGAAATTCAGCTCCCGCCTATAAGCTTTCAGTTTTAACTACAGGAACTTCTGACACATCTTTGCATCTGGCAACTACTGGTGGCGCATCTGACAATGGAGATGCAACTAACTCAATTAGATTTACTGGCGGTAATAACACAAAATGGGCAAACGCTAAATACGAAGCTTTTACTCATATTTTTAATGCAAATGGCGCAGAGCAACTACGCATCGACTCCAGCGGCCGCCTCTTAGTTGGTACGTCTTCTGCCTCCAAGAACGCTGACCGCCTTACTGGCAACAAGATTGCATCAGTAGGCGTTGGTTCCGGTGTATACCCATCTCATGTGATTACTGGCTATACCAGCGGCAATAACGATGCCGGTCCCCTTATTGACTTACAAAAAAGCAGGGGATCAAGTGACGGTTCAATGACTGTTGTGGCTAGCAGTGATCGACTAGGAACCCTTAATTTTCTCGGTAGTGATGGTACTAACTTTATTCGTGCTGCCGACATTACTGCTTATGTAGACGGCACCCCTGGCACCAACGACATGCCAGGCCGCCTTGTTCTGGCAACTACTGCCGATGGGGCGAGTTCTCCGACGGAGCGGATGCGCATCGACAGCGCGGGAAATGTTGGGATTGGCTCGTCGAATCCTACATCTCTTGGGAGTGGCTTTACAGAAGTAATGATCTCAGGAAATACTGAAGGTGCCGGGTTGCAGCTTCAAGATACTGATGGGAATGTAAAAGCTGGACTCTTTACTTCAGATAACAGCAATACTGCCACACTCAGAACAATTACCAATCATCCGTTGACATTTAGGACAAACAATACCGAAGCGATGCGCATCGACGGCACGGGGCGCGTTGGGTTCGGCGTAACGACAATGGCTGGAGGCTCTTCAAGCGTAACAATTATAAGAAATAGTGCTTTACGTTGGGCAGACAGCGATGGAACGCAAAGAGCAGATATTTATGGTGATTCAAACAGTAATCTTGTTTTTAGAAATGGTACGGGTTCTACCGAGCGGATGCGAATCGACAGCTCGGGAAATGTTGGGATTGGAACTTCGTCGCCAAATAGTTACACGAACTACAACACATTGACGCTTAATGGAACAAGCGGCGGTGCTATTGATTTTGAAACAAGTGGAACCAAGGTTGGAACTGTATATAGCAGTGCATCGCTATTATATATTCAAGCTTCTGCGTCTAAATCACTAGCTTTGTCGTCAAACGACACCGAGCGGATGCGAATCGACAGCTCGGGCAGGGTGTTAGTTGGTTCGTCTGTAGCTCAGGCTCACGCCAACATGGACGATCTTCAATTAGGTGATGGATCTGGAAATAGAGGTCTGACAATCTCAAGCGGTACAAGTGGTTTTGGCACTTTAGCTTTTGGCGACAGTAGTGACGGTTCAGGTAATGATAGATATTCAGGATCAATTGAATATTATCATGGTGATAATAGTATGCGATTCTATGCAAACATAGGCGAGCGCATGAGGATTACGTCCGGTGGAAATGTTTTAATTGGTCAAACTAACGGATCTTTTGGAACCGTAGGAACTATTTTTACCGCTGGCGGCCAATCTTATCATACTGTTTCGGGCGACACTGTTTTATTCCTAAACAGACACACCAACGACGGAGAAATTGTTCGGATTGCTCAAGGCGATGTTACAGAAGGAAATATTTCAGTTTCCGGCTCCACTGTTTCATACAACGGTGGTCACCTTGCTCGCTGGTCACAACTTGCAGCTGGGGCAGAACGCACTGAAATTCTTCGTGGTTCTGTCCTAAGCAACCTAGACGAGATGTGTGAATGGGGCGATGAAGATAACGAACAGCTCAACCGTATGCAG